ACATCCACGCAGCAGATAGTGCTCAACTTCATCGGTTACGGTCTCGCTCCAAGCGGCAACGGCATGACGATGAAAGTCTGGAACACTCAGACTCAGGCTTGGCAAGATGTAGTAACGAGCACAGCTTCCTCGAATACTACGGTAACCATCACTCTGACGTCAAGTATAACCAATTTTATCGACTCGAACGGTTATGTCTGGGTCCTTGCGCGAACAACAAACACGAGCACAGGCAGTTCAGGCGCAGCTACAATATTCTGCGACACTGCCAACGCAGTTGACACGGTCAACGGCATAACCTACATTGACATAGCTAGCTACAGCGACAAAGACCTAACTAAAACCAAGCCCTTCATTTACCAGACCGAATTCCTTCTCACTTCATGGTATCTGGAAACGATCCAAGGAATCTATTAGGTTTCTTTCCTTGAGAAAGGAAGAATCTGGTAAAAGTCCACTAGGCGCACACGCATGACAATACTCGATACGTCGTATTGACCAAATCTGCTCTGCACATACAGTTTTCAACAAAACGATAAAAGCCTTGACATGTGCTAACAATCCCTGGTCGCCTTGGCACATGCAAGATGGTGCTATACCAAAAGGGGGCAAAATGATGGGAAAGACATATAACCGTAACCAGCGACGCGGTCGAAGTATTCTGATTCTGGGAGTTCTCTCGCTGCTATGTGTCGGTTATATCATATCCTTCCTCACAGGGGGTCAAAGCCCTGTTGGCCCTAAAGCGTGGATCGCTTTTGGTGCCTCTATATTCTTCTTGGGGTTCTTAGCTTTCACTCTCATAGTTACTGTGTATGACACTCTCGCCATCAGAATCCGCGGGGCGCTCGAGCGTGCACGATTCGATCGAACGCACATTCCAAGCGACTCATTTTTCGAGATCAACTTAGATGGTTTTGATTCCCGATACGAAGAATTGCAGCGTCAGATTGATAGGCTTCCAGACACGCGAAGAGAGAATGACAAAGATAAACAGGAGCTCCGAGGAATAGCATTCTCTCTCAAGTGGGTCAAGGATAGGTTGACCCAGATGTCTGGTACCCATCCATACAAAGATGACTTGGAAGAGGTTCGAAAGCAACTGGCCGATAGCTCTCGCGTGCTGTCGCTACGGAGGATTGACCTGGTCGTCGAACCTCTCTGGAGACGACTTGGAGGCAATGCCGAATATCGCAAGGACTTGATCAAAGCCAAACAAGAAGCACACGATCTAGAAGAAATGCTGAGAAAAAGTCTGCTAAATGCAGAAAAGAGGAAAAGTGAGTTCTAAGGCTTTTGCCTTCTCGTTCCTTTTCAAAATAACAGTTCTTTGGTGGTTAGAATTGAGTCTTCCTGATACGTATGGTGCGCAGGAAACAAAAGTGTACTATGTAGCTGAGTCAAGCTATGGAGTTCTTCCGTCAAGTCCAGCTATGCTCGGAATAAATGTTGAAGAGCACGATCCAAGCATCGATCCTGGCTTATTGAAGATCTACGGCGTGGGCAGCCGAGACCTCCAGGCATTGTATCCTGGTGTTCGTAAGGTGAAGCTGAAGCTGAAGCACATTCCCTCGCCCTTGTCGCCTATTACTCTTCTTCAGTACGCCGGACAGATACCGCTCTTAAGCAGCTTGAGCGTGCAAGTCGTCTACTTCAAGGGGCAGTGGGCGAGTCCGACGAACATTAACAGCCTAATCTTGCTGGGCTGCAAAATCGACAAGCTAACCGTCACCGCGAAAACAGACGACGTCCTAAAAGCGGACGTTGACTTGGTCGGGCAGAACGCGAGCGCTGGGACGGCGCTGATTAGTGGTGCAACGTATGGCGATTATCCGGGGGGAATTCCCTTCTATGACACGCCTGTTCAGCTTGGCACGGCGTCTGGCGGGAGCTTATCTAGCCTTACGGACTGTACTGATTGGCAGTTTGAGATCAAGAACAACCTAATGCCCGTTCCGGTGATCCAGAGCGCGGGAACTGCTTCGCTGTTGCATAAGTTCTTGCGAGAAAGGAACCGTGAGCTCTCTGGAACTGTCACTCTGGAGTTTCAGAGTCCTTGGGCTTTGACCGCGTTGCTCGCGAATCAACAGTTTAGCTTGAACTTCTTGCTCGGCGGAGGTCACCAAGCGCTCTTCACGTATTGTATGTGGGAAGAGTTTCCGCCAGCAACAAAAGTGAAAGACCTTGTCTCTGTTAAGCTGAAGTGGATCGCTGAAACCGTCGCGATAACTTAGGCTTGGTTAAGCAATCGTTGCGCAATGCAGCTATCCTATTGATAGACCTGCCGCATGGCACACACTCGTTAGCGTGAGACATACGTTCACTCTCGAATTACTTGCTATGCACGAACGGCTATTAACAGTTTTTATTCAAGCCTTTAGCCAAGAAGAGTGAGCGTGCGTGAAGTAATCCGTACCCAAATTGTCCGTTTGGGTTTGGGATAAAACTTTACCCCCAACCCAAACCCACTCTCTCTCACACGCGCTCACACTCATACGAGAGAGAGACAGAGAGAGGGCGCGCACACACGCACAGCGCGCGCGCAACAGAATTAAATGGTTCAATGAGAAGCCTTCTTTTAGACAATAGGTGAAATAACCGCAGTAGCTGGCAATCTAGAGTTGCAGGGACAGGAGAAAAGTCTCATAAATTCTAAATATATCTTGCGGTATAACTATAGCGCGCACGCGAAGCGAATAGGAGAAAGGGTAACACAATAAAAGGAAATCGTCAGAGGATCTGCTCTTAAGCCTTTTCTATGACTACTCACTTAAAAGCGTCAAAAAGAAAGCGCAATGAAATAAAACTTGGAAACATAAAGGGAATAGAATGAGGGAGAATAGAATGAAGTCAAAGTTTGCTTGGATATTGGCTCTAGTATCGATAGCTACTATGCTTATTGCGTGCTCCGACTTTCCACGGCGCGCATATGCCAACACGTCAGACTACTATACGTTCCAAGAGACAGGCCTGACCTTACCACACAATTGGTGGGTCCTAATATATCCCACATCCGGTACTGGGTATAACGGGTCTTTCGTAACATTGGATTCTGCATTCATCAGTACTTCTCCTTACCCTGGGAGCACCGGCACTTGGGACTATGCCGCGTGTGCGGGACCTGGTTATACGTGTGTTGGTGGATCTGCAGCTTGTCCCGGTCCCATTGTTTCGGTCGGGTTCACCGCCTCTCCTGTAACCGCTTTTGTTTCGCCCGCTATTGTCACCGTTGGGATTGGCAAGTCTCAGACTTTCACGTGCACGGCTTCAGGTGGATTACCTGGGTTCCCTTACACGTTCGAGTGGTTTTTGAACGGTAGTGAGGTCAGTTATTCGGGCCAGCTCGCGAGTTCTTCAACGTGGACCTTTACTCAGTCTTCCACAGGCGTTTACCTTGTTAGCTGCCTCGTCACAGCGGACAGGCCGCCACCCAATTCTGGGGCGAACTACGCTATAACCACAGTTTCGCCAGCCTCTCCTTTGACCGTTAGTGTCACGCCATCTAGTGTCGGTCTTGACTGGGGGGTAGGTGCATCTCAGACTTTCGTGTGTACCGTTTCAGGTGGAACGAGTCCTTATACATTCGAGTGGTATGCGAACAGCAGTGGGCCGTTTGGTACTTCGGTCGGTACGAGTGGTTCGTGGACTTTCACTCCGCCTTCCACAGGCATTTACTATGTTAGCTGCAGCGTCACAGACTCAGCGAATCCAGCCAACTCTGGAAGTAACTATGCCATCGTTATCGTTAGCGCGCACTATGGAGGTGGAGGCGGAGCGTATTGGCGCGCGATGGCGGCTGGAATTCCGGTATGGGCCTAGTATAGCACGCGCCTATTGCTGCTAACGATGTAATCGCGGCAGTTGCAACAGCTATATACGTCAAACATATCAGACGTAGACAATAGAAGCAATAAACACCCCTAATTTCCCATTTTTCGTTTATCAATAATCAGGGTTAGCGCGTGCTGTGCTGACTCTAGACAAAGCGTACAAGCCTGATTTACTGTCGAAATGGCGTGAGTGAAACTCTGAAAAACTAATTGGTGATCAAGCATGAAACATTCTGTAGACTTCGATATTGGCGAGCAATATGGCTCCGAGTACAAGGGCCACTATATCGTTAAGCGGTATACGTGGGCTACTAGAAACCGGATCATCGAGAAATACACGCAAGTCAATCCAACCACGGGCAAAGTCATAAGCACTGACAAGACTGCTGTCCGGGCTGAGCTTATTCTTGTGAGCCTTGCGCAGCAGCCTTCAGGTAATCCGGTATCGTTGCAGAAGCTTCTTAGCACAGACATTGAATCAGCGGTGCCGTCAGAGCTTATTGACTTGATCGAGAAACACGTGAACAGCCTGAACCGGGTGTCGCCTGAAGAAGAAAAAAACTCTTGAGGGCGATGAGGCGGAGCACTCCGCACCAGTCCTTGACAGAGTATCGTTTGTGCAAAGAATTCGGGTGGACACCATCTCAGCTCGCGCACGTTTCTGCCAAGAAAGTCGAAGAATTCTTGGTTATCATTAACGAGGTTGATCGGCAAGCGTTGGAGCAGATGGAGAAGGCGAAGAAGCGTTGAGCCTCAGCATGTCTGTATCGATCGACGGAGTCGAGGAATTAGCTGCTTCTCTGCAGGACTTTGACGAGTCTATTTCTGACAATGTGCAGGAGCAGCTTGAAGACGCCGCGCAGCAGATCGTCTTAGCCGCGAAGCAATATGCTCCCATCAGGACCGGCTTGCTTATGAGCAGTATTGACGCAGTCGTGCTTGCGGAATTGACGGTGCAGATCGTCTGCAACGTTCCCTACGCGATGTATCAAGAGTTCGGGACAAGCCGAATCATGCCAAGGCTCTTCATAACTCAGGCTCTAAACGAGAACCTAGGCACAATTCTCAACGCCGTAGCAGTTGGAGTCGTAGCGGCAATAGGTGAGTTTGGGGGTGGGTAACCTTTGAGCAGCGTTGGTACAGTTACCGCAACGATCGAGGCGATTGATAACGCGAGTCCAGTGTTCGAAGCTATCAGCGGCGACGCTGCGACCATGGCAGGCAACATCAGTACTGACGTCAGTAACATGAATTCTACCATGGACACTACTCAAGTTAGCTTGCGGAGCATTTCAAGCGGCATAATGGCTGTTGGCGCTATGGGATCAACAATAACCAGCCTAGCCAGCAGCTTCGGCCTCGTTGACAGTCAAACAGCCAAGTACATTCGCACAGTCATGCAGATGGTTAGCTTAGTCGGCGAAGCGATGCGCGTCTATAACATGCTGACTCTTCTCACTCAAGGACACGCAGCTACCGTTACGGTCGACACAACCGCGCAGACCGCTAATGACGCTGCAGTCACGGAAGGCGCCGCAGCCCAGACTGCTATGGGCACTGCTGTTATGGCGGAGACTGCTGAGCAGACTGCTCAGTCTTCGGCGCTTAGCTTGTCTACGATCGCTCAGAACGCGTGGAGCGCTGCTACGGGCGTTGCGACTGCTGTTTGCGATGCATTGAACATTAGCTATGGAACCTTCTTAATTCTAACTGGCGTTGGCATCGCGCTCGTTATAGCTGCGAGCGTTGCTATGATGACATTCGCTAACAACATGAATCAGGCGACGTCGAGCGTTAAGAACTTCAATTCTGCAGCAGCAGCGACGCCCGCAACGACGAATAACATCCAGCGAGCAGGAGCTCAGGCACTTCTGAGGAGAGGAATCAAATAAATGAGTGTCTCGCTTCCCTGCGTGAGCATGGCGTTTGGAACGGTGGCGCCACCGCAGAGCGACATTATCTCGGCCGAAGTCTACCTGGGCTGCACGAAAGAAGTTAGCAGCTTTGAAGTTAAGCTCTTAAACCATGGTAACAAGTATGGACCGCAGGGCGGCACCTACCCGATATCGTGCGGCTTGAACGGGCATATCAGCATGGGTAGGGGCGCTAACTGCCCGCTGCTACTAACCGGCATTGTAACTAAGACGCAGTGTCAAACTTTAGCAGGGTACGAGAGTGATAGTGGTGCCGAAGAGGACTACTTGATCATTGATGGCCTCTGTTGGGGAGAGCAGCTTAGCAGGAAATTGGTCAGCGCGACTTTTGAGAACATGAAGGGTGAAGCTATCGTTGAAGAATTAATCAACGACTGGACAAGCCTAGGTCATATCCGTAACAGTGTGGATCTAATCCAGAGCACAAGCGACACCTTTGACTTGCTCAAGTACACGAACTCGTCAATAACTGATATTCTCAATTACTTAGCTAGCTGCTGCGACCTGAACGGCGTAATCGGCTACGAGTACCGTGTAGAGCAAGACGGCCTGTTCAGCTTCTTTCCGATCGGAGCCATGCCTAACAGCATTAACCTCTCAGGCTTGATTGAGCACAGCGAGTACAACGAAGACATAGCCCAAGTATTGAACATGATCAGCGTCTTCGGCGTCGCTTCAAAGCCTAACGTGGCAAGCATGAACTTTGGAACCAATGAAGCAACGCCCTACATCGGCAGCACAGTAAACGCGACTAGCAACTCAGGACAGAATAACCTCTACGTGAGCGCTCCTGGCAATTTTAGCGCTGGCCAGAAGATCTTCATCTACAACTACCCCGACTCCGAAGAGAACTCTGTCGCGTCTGTTCAGAGTACGTATATCGTCTGTGGATCCGCGCTTCAGAACACTTACACGAGCCCAGCAGCAGTCATCGTCTTTGCCAACAGCTCCGGAGCTCAATCGCAGGGTTGGGGACCCGTTTATGGTAGCCCCACAATAACAGCAAACTCGTCAGTCGTGTTTACTGGGAGTTATAGCACTCAAGTTTCGGGTTCTGGTGGCGCTCCGGGTACAGGCGTGATGTTCTACTGGGGCAAAGCGAACCCTGTCAGCATGTTCACTTATCCTTTCATAAACTTGAATATCTGCACAAGTGTCGCAGCTGGCGTTTGGATCGCTCTCTATGATAGGAGCTACAACTCTGTTGGGCAATACTTCGGCGAGATTATGAATGACGGCAACTTTCACCAGATCCAGCTTCAGGGCGGTCCCGCCTCGGCAACAGATGGTTGGACGCCGGGCACAGGCGGCTGGAGTGGCGCTGCTGCTTTTGATTGGAGCAATATAGTCGCAGTCATAATTACCATGATGACCACAAGCGGCGTCACCTTCTACATCGACGGCATGTACTTCGGCGGCGCCATGTACAGCGGCTCCTCTGCGGGAACCGCGAGCATCGCGACTTATGGCGAACGAGACTACAGCGAGACAGATGATCAGCTCTTGACCGATGCTGCATGCAACTTTCGCGCTCAGGCGCTTGTGAATTATTATCAGAGCCTTGCAAAGTCTTTCACGCTGAAAACAACGGTGCTCGACTACGGAACAGACATCATTCAGGGTGGCGACACTGTGACGCTGAACCTACCGAATATCGGTATATCGAATGGTAGCTACCGCGTTGACAGCTGCGAATACTACATCGACCAGACGCTGAAGGATCCCTGCCTCGAAGTGACGTTAAGCGTCGGTAAGGTCTCGCCCCTATTGGCGGATTACATGATGGCCCTCCGGGGCGTCAAAGGATACGGTAGCGTGGAGAAGCTCAACCGGACCAAACAGCCAAGACCCGTTCACTAGGCCGGAACGCGGATAGCCAATGAGAAATGAACCGATTTACAAGGAACTCTTAGAGATCCGGCACCGGCTTGAGGATATCGACAGGAAGCTTGCCGCCCGAGTTGAACCTGTTTCAATTCCAGAGTCTAAACTCTTCAGCCTTCCCAATCACTTGAGAACTTCATACTTGGTCGTAGCGTCTAAGGGTGAATGTTGTGCTGTCGAGGTCTCTTGCAGCACCGGAAAATCCCGAGCGATTGAAAGCTCCTATCTTAATCAGCTGG